AACGATGCAAAAATATAAATTTTAAAATAAAATTTATAGTGTATGGCAAAGATTTATGTAGCAAGTAGTTGGAGAAACTCATATCAACAGGATGTTGTATCGTTTCTCAGAAATAAAGGTCACGAAGTATATGACTTTAGGAATCCCCCTCATGGCAATGGTGGTTTTCAATGGTCTGATATAGATCCTAATTGGCAGCAATGGACAACAGAACAATACAGAGAAGCTCTCAATCATCCGATTGCACAAAAAGGATTTAATTCTGATTTCAATGGTATGCAATGGGCTGATGTGTGCGTAATGGTTCTTCCTTGTGGTCGGTCAGCCAATACAGAAGCCGGATGGATGAAAGGTGCAGGCAAAAAAGTGATGGTTTATTCTCCGGAAAAAGAAGAACCAGAACTTATGTATAAGATATACGATTTTGTGAGTGATAGCATATTTCGTATCAATGATGAGATAATTGGAGTATAACTGATAAGATATGAACCCAATGGATAATGAGTTACAATGCAAGAAATGTGGGAAGCCGATAAAAGGTGGTTGCTATAATGTTCCCGATGGACCTTTTTGTGTGGATTGCTGGGAAAATAAGATCAGTGAGAAACTTAAAAAGGATTATGAGAAACAAGCCTTAAAAAGATTGCAGGCTATCGGTATCGGTTTTAAAACTGACGTATAATGAACAGAACAAGACTGGTGCTTCGTTGGCTGCTCATCCCCTTGTGGTTCGCCATATTCATAGCCTATCTGCCGATATGGTATCTGCAAATGAGCTGGTACTATTTCTGCTTTCAGGATTATTGGGATGCTTTTCTGGTATTATGGGACAAGGCCATGCTGTCCATGAGGTTGAAGACACGCCGATGAATCCTCGAAAGGCCGCCGTATGATTAATATGGCGGCCTTTGTTGTGTATATATGCCGTTATTGTTATCTTTGTATCAGGTTTTCAGGGTATTTATGGTAACGATTGATATTTTCGGGGTATGGGCAATCAGTTAGAACTTTTTCCGGGCAATCCTCTTGGTTTCAACGGCGAGTGCGGCAAGCTTTCGACCACTCCGCTACGCCGTACGGCTTCCAGCCGCAGTGAGCGTATCCGGCTGCGCAACCGTGTGATGACGGCCCGTCTTTACTATTGGCGTGAAATCATGCGCCGCCGTCTTGACGATGTGATTGTCATTCTTGCGGAGAAGGAGTTCTTCGTTGACGAGCGTACGATCAACAACGCCTGGCTCGAATGTTCCGAGTTCTTCGAGCACCTTTGCAGCACCCACACCACGGCACGCCAGCTCCAGCGGATGTATCCCTGCTGGAAGTGGTAGAAATCATATTCTGTCAATAAACTCCGCCATGTATACAGCCTCGTATACTTTCAGCCCGTCCGGTCGTTTCTGCGGCCGGCAGCTCTTGCGCCGGAATGACTTGCTGCAGTTGTCCATGCGGTAGCCTTGCAACGCTTTGTGAATATCCTCCAGGAAATCGATGCGCGCAAACGCCACATCCTGGACGGCCACGGGTTTGTTTGCATTGAACGAGGCGCAGTCATTGAAACCTATCTTCAGGCTTACAGCGGCCTCTACACGTTGTATCGACGCGTGTGCGACTGCGATGTTGTCCGCATCGGGGTAGGAAAGTTCCACCAGGCAGCAGGGGAAGGCCACGGGCGGTCGGCTGTCCGAAAAGTCGAGTTGTCCTTCGTCGGCATCCACCCAGCGCAGTGCCGGCACTTCCTGACGTATGCGGTCCATGACCGCTTTGAGAATTTCTTTTTTCATTGTTCCATGATGTTTTTAAACAGTAGTCCGATATCTTTCTTCAATATGCGGTTCAGTTCCCGGCTTTCGCCCAGGAACTGCCGCCGGGGAATCAAAGCCTTCCGGGTGTGTTGCTTTACAACGTACTGTTTGCCTTTCCTGCCGGTGCGGCTGTGGGAAGGAACCACTACGCTGCCGGAGAACCCCTCGTTATGGGCACGTGCATACGGCACCCTGTCACCACCGGCAGTAATGACCACCTTGCGGGCGCTGATCCCGTCTATGTCGATGCTCTTGCGCAGGGCTCCGCTCTGTACAAGCAGCGTCCCCCTTCCGGGTCTGTATCTTTTACTCCATGGCGGCCACGGCTCACCGTCAAATGATTTTTCGGAGAAACGTTCCAGGAAATACCGTTTCGCCGTGGAAGCCACCGCCTCGGGCACCGCCTCCATGGCCTCTTTCACCCTTTGTTCCAATTCCTTGCCAAAATCCATTGCCTTACGTTTTAAAATGGCTATATTTGCATCGAAGTCCTGTCCTGACGGGGAGACAACACGTATCCAACACCCCGGGGGTGCAAGGGGGATTTGCAAGGTCTGAGAATCGACAGCGCCAGGCAGGATCAGCCCCAAGAAGGAGTGCAAGACCGGCTATCCAATCCGGACGGGCGGAGAAGCGACGGGATCGTTTCACCTTTACGGTTCGGACGGAGGCGAGGATGCACTCCGACGCTTTTTTATCAGCAGCCCTCTGCGGCGTTTGTCCCATATCTCCTTTTTAAGGTTTACCTTCCGGTTTCCCGGTGTGCGTGTCTGCATGACATACCAGGTCTTCAGCACCAGTTTTTCCCCCTCTATCCGGTAGTTTACGGCCAGAACCTCGTCGTTGTAGTATTTCAACAGACAATAGGTGTCGAGCAGGTCATGCTTTATCTCATCGTTGAGCCACACCTCGTCCGGGGCGTGCAGGGTTTCCAGCATGGCATCCCAGTACCTTATGCGGTTGTCCCGTCCCTTGCCTGCAGTATGGCTGTCGAACTGTCTCTTTTCGACAACCACTTTCCGGCCGTCGTAATCCGTCAGCACAATTCTTCCGTCTTCAGCGTATGTTTCCCATACCTCCTGTTCACTCCGCTCACTGGCAGGGATATTCCCGGAAGCATCCCTCTTCATGGCCTGTACCCCGGGCAGGTTCCAGCGTTCGGCTGTCATGTCCTTCAGATAAGAGGAAGCCTGCTGCGGGAACTTGCAGATGTACATCTGGTCGGCGGTGAATATCTGTGCCGAGTCACAGCGGTTCACTCCCCAGCCTTGCGCCTCGGCCTTTTTCCATTCGGCCGTTTTCAGGAAATCGTCCACACGCCGGCGCATCTCTTCAAGATCGACCTTTACCTGGTGCTTCATCCGTCCGGTCACGAGACACCTGCATGCCCAACCGTTCGGCGGGTATATTTTGTTCCACCGCGGGTCGTTTTCAGGCAGGATGACCCCATGAAGTTTCATGTGTTCCTCACGTACCCTGCCGTCGTTCACCGTCAGGTACTCCCAGAAAGGATATACCTTTTTCTTCGTCCGTAATTTCCGGTAGGTGGACATACCCTCGGCTGTGAGTACCGCCGTTTCGTATTCCGTCCTCTGCCAGGTCTTGTTGAATACTTCAGTGGCTTCCTTTGCCCTGCGGTGGAACTCACCAAAGCTCCCGCTTTCCCGGAAGAGTCTGTTCAGTTCCTGTATCTCCGCCAGCGTCTTGGCAGCGGAGAAATGGAACAGGTTCTGCTCCATAGCCATACGGAACAGGTCATCCGACAATTTGTAGGCCACGCCCACATCGGCATTTCTCGGTCCTTCTTCAAATGCCGTTCGAACAGCCTTTAAAAAGTCTTCGGCAAAGAACCGGAAAAGCTCCGGACTGAAACCGGCCAGTTCACCGTTCCATACGGCAGCGATGAGCCTTTCATCCAGAGGGGAGGTATCACTCATGCGGATTATGCCAGCCCCGCCCGGATGCGGGGCTGCTACGAAAAAAGACCTCACCCGTTCCCACAGTGTACATTCATCCTTGTTTTTTATAGGATCATGCGGGGGGGCATCCTGCTTTCCCGGTCTGGCCTTTGCAGCGCCATCCGTTTCGCCATCCGTTTGGGTTGGTGTCCCCAGAAATATTTCCTCGCCGTCCTTCGGCTCAGGTATGCCGTATTTCTCATAGCCGTAACTGCGGGGTATGGGAATCATGGTGGAAAGCGTCTTCAGGTCGTTCACCGTGATTTCGTCCTTCTTGTCCACGAACGAGAACTTGCCGCCATGCACCGGATATCCCCTGCTTTCAAGCAGCGGTACAAGGTATTTGTTCAGCATGCGTATGACAAAACGCCGGTCACTGCGGTGTTTCTTCTCCTGCACTTCCATGTGGACCTTGCTCTGTGAGAGCGACGCGCCGTCCCTGGTGGTCATGGTCTGTCCCAGTACGGTTATGAGTATCTCCTCGTTGCAGGCATTGCGGAAATCGTTGTAGAGCGCGCCGTTGCTGCTTCCGCTGAGTGTCGTCTGTTCCACGTCACTCTCTTTGGGGATGACAATGTACGGTGCCGATCCCGCTTCCTCGAACGCCTGTATGAGAAGCCTCCTGCTCTGTTCGTCCATGCTGTTGTACTTTCCTATGCGCTGCGGCATCCCGAAGAGTTCCACGAACTGTGCCCAGTCCCCGAATCCCCCGCGCTTGTATATCACATAGGGAGCCACTTTCAGCAAGAGCCCCAGATCATCATCCTCTCCCCACTGTATGATCATGCCGTCATCGCTGTAACTGATCCCGTCCGTATCGTACTGGCGCCGCAGTATCAGCTTCTCTTTGGGACGTATGTGCTTACGCGGTATGCTGTTGAAGTCGAACCCGTTCACGAAAGAATATTCGTCTACGGATATTCCCCAGAAAAGGCTCCACATGATCTCTTTCAGCTGGTTCTCGAACTCCACAGTATCTATGAGTTCCGTTATCCGGGGTACTTCCTTTCCGTTTACCGTAAAGTTGATGTCGCAGTCGGTTATCGCCTCTATGCGTTTGCCGATGGCATCCGTCACAGTCCCGTCCATGAGTATATCCTCATACAGGTCGTACAGTTTGCTGCGCAGCCCCATGTCAGCCGCCCTGAGCGCACTTTTCCATGTGCCTATATCGTTTATTCCCCTGTGCACGGGCTGCACCAGTATCTGATTATATACCGGCGTCACAATCTTTTTGGGCACAGCGCCTGCCTGCCGTTTTTTTCTCTTCCTGTTTGTCATAAGGTTTCCGTTTAAAAGTGGTTGTCACGTTTCCTGTTGCTTCCGAACGCCATTTCCCCGCAGTGCCTGCACTCTTGCCGTCCCGGCTGCTCCGGCGCTGCCGGCAGGTTCGGGTTCTGCCTGTTCTGATTGTTCCTGAGCCATTCAATGGCGCGGTCGTAACGTTTCTCGCGCATTTCGATATCCACTCCGGCGTTGCAGATATTGCAGAAGTGCCAGGCGGCTATGTCCTTTACAAAAAGCAGCAATATGGGATTGCGTTCCTTTCCCCTGGCGGCGAATATCTTTCCCGTGTCGTACTTGGTAAGATATCCCTGCACCTCCTCTATGGCGGCGTCTATGGCCGACATCATCGCCGCGTCATCACCATGGCTGATGGTATCCATATCCTCCTCATAGATATGGGTTGTCATTTCCTCTACTTCCAAATAAGCCATATATGTTCATTTTTAATGGTTTGTCACATTCTTTTTTTGTTATGGGGGCGTCTTCCTATCCAGTAGCTTCCGGCTTCCATGTGGGCGTTCAGTTGCTGGCACATGTAATATCCCCCCTCGATGGCATCCGGTCCGTCTGCCGGTGCCGGCAGCCCGTCATCGAACAGCCTGAACTGCTCCTCCAGCCGCTGCATGTCTGGGTTGTCCTTCTCCCGTATGTTGAAAACGAGCCTTCCCGCCCTGTTCAACGGTTCCAGATTACCTTCTATACGTACGAATTTATCAGGTTTGTCACGCCCATCGGGTGAGATATTGATGTAATGTCCTTTTTCCTTCCCTTTTGCAAGGAAAAGAGGAACGAATACCTGCTGGTAGAACGGATCCTGCAGTTTGTTGTTTTCTATGTAGTTCCTCTGCTGCGTCCTTTCCCTTACGTAGTCCCGCTGATAGTAATACCAGTTCACGAACTCGTCGTTGGTGACATGCCGCAGATATCCGGTATATACATACAGCGTTCCCTCGTATAGCCCCATGAGAAAATTCGCCTTGAAGGAGTTCTTCTTCGCCTTCCTGCCGGTGGTGTTGCTCGGTGCCGGGTCCCCGTAACTGACAATATATTTGAGCTTGCCTATGGGCGGGCACTCTCCCCAGCGTATCTCCTTGAAGTAGGAACCCTCCACGACCGGGTTGTTGAAACACTCCTTCTGCCCGCTGGCGAGGCTCACCTGTGCCAGTACCTCGTCTATCGTCTCCTCAGTGTTCTTTTCCGGCCATACGGACGTTCCGAACTGGTAATCCGCCTGCGGATCGGGCTTGCCTATATCCACCATGCGTATATTGATGATATCCCAGTTTCCGATAGGTTTCTCCCTTGCGGCCAGTTCCCTTGCCTTGTTGCCGGCACGTGAGACGCAGCAGTCCTTCGCAATGACGTTCCCCGTCCAGACGGTAAGCAGCGCCTCGCTGATGGAGCGGGTGAAGAACAGCGCCTGCTCGAACCAGTTCCATTTGTTGTTCACAGTCTCCGGATTGCGGCATTCCTCGTCGGTATCGTAGTCATCCATGAGCAATACGTCCGGGCGTACCTCGTCCATCTTGACTCCGCGCGGTGACTGTCCCCATCCCATTGCCATGAACGACACGCGGGTGCTGAGGGTGAAATAGTCCTCCGTCCATTTGTCACCGATGAGGTTGCCGTAGAAATATTTCAGCCGCTCGTTCGCCTCGAACTGTGCCCGGTACTGGTTCAGCAGCTTCCTCGCGCCGTCATTGGTCGCCGATGCCATGATGACGCACCGCTTGTTCTTCTTCACGATGACCAGGTAGAGTACTATGAACATCACGATGGTGGACTTTGCCAGCTCACGCGCCCAGCTCAGCACTTCGTACCAGTTCCCGTCTGAATGCCCGATGATGCGCCTGATGGCTTTCTTTTGGAATCCTGCAAACTCGTATTTGGCATATCTGTAGAACATGAACTTCACCCATGCGACAGGGTCCGCTTCCAGCTCGCGCAATCTCCTTGCCTTTTCCTCCCCGGTCATGGTGAAGTCAACGGCGGTCTGTGTGCGTATCTGTCTGAGGGTTTCTTCCCAGTCGTCGGAGAGTGCCCTGGTGTTTCCTGTCAGTCTTTTTCTTGCCATGGCGTTACCTTAATTTCTCCTTTACAAATTCGTCAAAATAATAACTCAGTTCGATTGCCTTCTGCGGATCACGCTTGCGTAGCCAGAAAAGGATCTGTTTGCTCACGCTGATGATATCGGCTATGCCGTAGTCCCCTTCCATTTTGGCGATGGCGGCGGACAGCTTGTTGATGGTGTCGGCCTCGGTGGAAGTGGCATACTTGTCACCGCGCTCGGCTATGGCCTTGTTCATTTCCGCTATCTGCATGTAGAGGTTGCGTATCTGCTCCTCCCTCGTGGTGGTGACTGCCGCCCGCAGCATCTCCCAGTTGCCCTCCCTGCTCCATTTGCTCATGGTGACAGGGCTGACGCCCACCTTTTCGGCTATCTGCCTGCTTTGCAGTTCTCCCTGCATGTAGAGCATCTTCGCCCAGTCCTTCTTCTGTTGGTTCGTTAGTGTCTTGGACATATTCATTCTCTTGATTATTACAGTACAAAGTTAGGCAGCGCATACCGATTAAAATAATCCGTCTGTAATGGTTTCCACCTGGCTTGTAACAGTTTCCAGCCGGAAGGAAACTGTTACAGGGGGATTTGCACACCTTCTTTTTATCTCTGAATTTTGCAGCAGACAAAACGGGAAAAGCAATGGGCAAAACATATACATTCTGCGTACATGACGAATCCGTAAACACTTACGGTTTCCGCATGCTGACCTCGGGGGCCAATCTGGAAGAATTCAGAAAGAACCCCGTGGTACTTTACAACCATAATGACTGGGACACCCCGATAGGACGCGGCGAAAACGTGCGTGTGGAGGACGGCAGGATTCTGGTGGATGTCGTTTTCGACGAGGAGGACGAAAAAGGGCGCACAATAGCCGGCAAGGTGGAGCGCGGCTTCCTGCGCATGGCCAGTATCGGCGCCTGGCCTCCTGAAGAGGTCAGTGATGACCCCGCATTGAAACTTCCGGGACAGACAGGGCCTACAGCCATAAAGTGGACCATGCGGGAGATGTCCGTCTGCCCCATAGGTTCCAACCATAACGCCCTTGCCATGTATGACCGCGCGACGAACAAACGTATAGACTTGTCTGACGGGCAGGCGCTTGTCAGACTGATGGATAAAAAAATCAGTATTAACCATAAAAAAGAGGAGAATATGAGTTATTTGACACAGATGCTGAAATTGTCGGACTCCGCATCCGACCAGGCTATCCGGGAAGCAGTACAGGGCCTGATTACCCTGCGCGACAGCCTGCAGGCCGAGAACGCCACGCTCAAGAGTGAGAAACAGACATTGCAGGAGCGTGTGACGGCCTTTGAGACGAAGGAGAAGGAAGCCAATAAGCAAAAAGCCGTCACCCTGGTGGACGCGGCTGTTAAAGACGGGCGTATTGACGCCAAAGGACGTGAGAGCTGGCTGGAGGACTTTGCCGTTGATTTTGCAAAGGCCGAAGTACGCCTCAGCTCCATTTCCGTACGTCAGTCCGTCAGTTCCCAGGTACAGACTGAAGGAAAGGCCGGAGGAAACGTGCAGCTGGCAGACATGTCTTTCAAGGAAATCCTGGAAAAGGATATGCTCAAGGAACTTAAAAAGGACAGGAACCTCTACCGGGAGAAGTTCCATGAAGCCTACGGTAAATACCCGGAATAATCATTTTATAAACAAAAGACAATGAAGACAAAATTCATCTTTTCACTGCTCACAGCAATGCTGTTCAATTTTGCCACCTCAGGTCTGTTTGCACAGAGTATCGGCATCGACCATAACCTGATGTTCAGCATCCAGATGGGGCTTTCGCTGGTTCCGTTGCAACTTACCGGCTGTCTGGCAGACGGGCTGAACAAGGAAATCTGGATTCCCGAGATTATCGAGAAGTTCTATCCGGAAACCTCGTTCGTTTCCGACTCGCGTGATTTCAGCATGTGGACCGATAACGAGTACCTGAACCTGCAGGAAGCGGGTATCGACCCGAGGGTATTCATCGACAACGAGGTATATCCGATACCGGTAGTGGCACGCGGCGACAAGCCTTACAAGATTCCGATGAAGCGCTTCGATACGGAAAACACCGTACATATCAACGCCATCGAAATCGAGGAATCCGCCGAGAAACGCAGGAGTGTGGCTGCCGGGCATCAGAAGTCCCTGCAGATGCAGTTCTCCGAACTGGCCATCTACAACTGGGCTCCCACGCAGGACAGCGAGACCACTCCGGTCTTGAAAATCAACGACGGCAATGCCAGCAAGCAGGGCACCGGCTATGTGGCCATGACTTATGAAAAGGTCCTGGCGCTCTCCACGCGGCTTGACATGATGCAGGTACCCAAGGAAGGACGAATCCTGGCACTGCATCCCTACCATGCCACTGACCTTCAGCTCCAGGACCTGGAGATGTTCAAGACGTTCTTCTCCACCGGTTCCATGTTCGGCTTCAAAATTCACGTCACTTCCATGGTGCCCAAATACAACGGTACTACGGGCAAGAAAGTAGAATGGGACGCTCCGGTACGCGATACGGACGCCATCGCCTCCACCGTATGGTACCGTGACGCCGTCTGCCGTGCCAAGAGCATGGAGGACATGTACTACCGTCTGAACGACCCTGAATACCGCGGTGATGTGCTCGGATTCAATATGCGCGGTATCGCGTTGCCCATCACCGGCAAGTATCTGGGCGCCATGTTTACCACGAAGAAATCCTAACCTTGAAAATTAAAGTGCAATGAGTTACATTAACATGAAATCGCGGAGAAGCTTTGACTTCTTCGCCCCCTATACAGAAGAAGGTGACCGCTGTGTACAGATACCGTTCCCGGTTGCCGTAACCCGCAAACCCGAAGACAAGTCCCTGGTACATGACTGCAATCCCCAGATTGTGGATATTGCAGCCGGAACCGCCGCAACGACTTTCACGCTGGACACGCAAGTCCAGGCAGGTTCGTTGCTCATCGTCAAGAACGCCAGTGCCAATGCCCAGACCATCGGCGAGGTGGCTTGTGCCGCAAGCAAGGTCACCACGTTGATGTACGACGGAAACGCCTACATCAGTATCGGAACTTCAGATATCAGCGAGTGATGAGCAGAGGACTACGCAACAATAACCCGCTGAATATCCGTCTCTCTGCCACCACCGTGTGGCAGGGGGAAATCCGGCCTTCGCAGGACCGTTCGTTCTGCCAGTTCAGGACGATGGCCTACGGCTACCGTGCCGGTCTGAAGTTGTTACAGAACTATCGCCGCAAACACGGCTGCCGCACCATTGCCGACTTTATCCGACGTTGGGCGCCACCCACAGAGAACAACACGAACGGTTACATCAGCCGTGTGTGCAAGGAGATGCAGGTGCCGGCAAGCTATATACCCGATGTGGGTGATCAAGGTACGATGTGCGCTTTTGCGGCTGCGATGTCGCAGGTGGAAAACGGAGTACCTGCCGTGATGGAGGACATTATCACGGGTTGGAGCCTGCTTTAAGTGATTATTGAAAACTACTTGGCCATGAACATGGAAACGATAATGCAGATTCTCCAGTGGCTTGTGCCGAGCGGCATTGCCGGTTCCCTCTGGGCATGGTTGAGACACCGGGAGAACAGCAAGGTAATCGCCGCCAAGGAGCGGAACGATGCCTATAAAGAAATGTATGACAACCTTTCGGGGACATTAATTGAATTGCAGAATGAGAACATCAAGCTTAACAAGGCGGTACGTGAACTCAACCGTACTATCCGTAAGGCTTCCACTTGCCGCCATTATAATGATTGTCCTATCCGTATCGAGTTGCAGAAGTCAGGGGGAATCGATGCAGACCAGCCATCATACCGACAGCCTGCAAGGCAGAAGCGGGTTCGCTCTCCTTCAGCAGCCCGTTCCTCCCAGTGTGGCGAGGACGGCATTTCCGACGAAGATATTGACCTCGATACCTGTGGGGACGGGCTTCAGTAAGCGTAGTGGGCAGGCAACAGTGAATGTCAACCGCATATCGGAAGACAGCCTGGAGGTGACTGCCACCTGCGACAGTCTGGCACGCCAGGTAATAATGCTGACGGAAGAACTGACACGTATCCGCAACGAGACATCCTCAGCGGTAGAGACCCTGCCTCCTGAGGTGATAAGGGAACCCACCGGCTGGCAGTGGTTTCAAATATGGACAGGTCGGCTGGCCGTTGCCGTCCTTCTTCTGATACTGATTAAACGGCGATTGAACAGAACTTAAAAAACAAAAGAATTTATGGACGGATTAATTTACGGACTGGCGCACCTCAAATTCAAGGGGAAGGAAATCGGCCTTATCAGCGAGGAAGGCCTGCAGCCTGCCGGGAGCGCCCCGAGTACCACGGACATCTACGCCGCGCAGGTGAAGGACGGCCCGGTAATGACACTCACCACCAATCCCGGCAAGAAGGCATTCACCTGCACCCTGATAGAGCTGAACGCCGAGAGCCTGGTGAACACCATCGGTGGCACGAAGGACGCCAAGAACAACTGGGAGCCCCCCGAGAACTGGGAAGCCACGGGCGTGATGGACGTGGTTGCCGACAGCGGCGAGACCCTGCGCTTCTACAATGCCAAGGTGACCGGCAGTGACTTTGCTGGCGGCATCAACTCCTCCAACGTGCTGGGGCTTTCTCTGAACATCGAGCTGCTGAAGAATTCTGAGGGCAAGCGCATGAAGCTCTTCGCCAAGGGCATAGACCCGGATACGGGTACCGAGGCTGCAGGCTAATGGGGGGCTGCCCATGAAACCGAACTTTGAACTGGAATCCCTTGCGGAGAGGGTCATGTCGGATGCCGGCATCTCCCTTCCGCTACGGCTTCCCGGAGGGAGACACATCCGCTGGGTGATGCGGATACCAACCCTGGAAAGCCGCTGCCGCATGGCACGGATGTATCTGAAACTGGGTGTGACACACGAGGAACTCAGGGCCTACACCTTTGAACAGAAGCTGGAGTTTATGGTGAAGCACACCAGGACAGTGAGCCGCATGGTGGCATATGCCATCGTTCGCGGCAGTGTGTCGGGCAGGCTTCTGAACCGTCCGGTGGCATGGATGCTGCGCAGCTGCATGCACCCCGTCGCCCTGGAAGACGCCTGGATGATTGCACTCAGTACGATGAGTACCATCCCTTTCGGGAATATTATCAGATTGGCCGAGGTAATGAGCCTGACAGCGCCCAATCTGAGCCAAAGAAAACAGAACGGGAGTTAAAGGGGTACATGGAACCCGCCCATAGCCCGTTCGGTCTCGTGGGACAGATAGCCCGTGACACGGGCTGGAGTGTGGACTACATCATGCGCGGTGTGAACTGCCCGATGCTGATGCTGATGTGGCAGGACTTCCCCCGCCATGTGCCGGGAAGGAAGAAGACCACGCAGGAGATGGTTGCCGAGAGGAGAAGCCGCAACGGGCAGCCGGACATATCTCCGGTGGACTATTTACAACAATTGCTTGACGAGGAGGAAAACGCTGATGAATCCCATTAAACTTGAAATATTCCTGGATGACAAGACGCTGGCGGGCATGAGGTCGGTGGAAGGCAACGTGGCCAACATGGAGGCTTTCACCAGGCGGATGATCGGGCATCTGAAACTGGAGCTGAAGGATTTGGAGAAGGAGTATAAGAATCTCCAGAAACAAGGGCTTGCCGGTGAGAGGGAGATGGCTGACATCCAGGCGCTGAAGGGTGCCATCGGTGGGTTGAAGGAACAGCTTAAGGAATACGAGGCTGCCAAAAAACGGGCGAGCGAGACACCCGTCATAGGCAATGACCCCGCACCGAAACTGAACAGCGTGAAGATGAGCATGGCGCAGATAGCCCGCGAGCTTCCGTCACTGGCCATGGGACCGCAGATGTTCTTCCTGGCAATATCCAACAACATCCCGATGTTTACGGACGCGGTGGGCAATGCCAGAAAGGAGTACGAGAGACTGACGGCGGCAGGCCAGAAGGCGACACCGGTATGGAAGCAGGTGCTCTCGTCCCTTTTCTCGTGGCAGACTTTCATGGCTACCGCCATCACGCTGACTGTCGTATACAGTAAAGAGATATGGGAGCTTGCCGGCCGGATGCGAAAAGGAAGCAGGGCCGCCCTGGAGATGGCGGATGCCCAGGAAAAGATAAATGACTCGCTGGACACTTCCAGCCTCGGCAGACAGCTTGTTACAATCCGCTCCTTGCAGGAACGCTGGAATCAGCTGGGCAATGACCTGGCGGAGAAAAAGAAGTTCATTACGGACAATAAGGACGAATTTGACAAGCTGGGCGTGTCCGTAAGTAATGTGGATGAAGCCGAGAACGCGCTGGTTGCAAATACGGAGGCCTTTATCCAGGCCATGACTTTGCGTGCGGAGGCCGCCGCAGCCTTTAAGCTGGCAGCGGAAGAGGCGGAAAAGGCATTGAAGGCCCAGACGGAGATAGACCGGAAAAAGAAGGAGGGTCCAAGCTGGAAAGACAAGGCGGTTTCATTCCTGTTCCTTGACCCTCAATGGACTCCGGGCTCCATGTCCGACAAACAAGGCACATCAAGGGCTGAAACCGTCTGGAATGCAGGTATCGGGAAACAGAATGCCATTAAGGAAGTAGCGGAGCAGGATGCGGAGACTTATACAAAAACATACAATGACAAACTGATGGAGTCCGCCAGAAAACTGAAGGAAGCCGGGATCACGGAGAAGACGGACAAAGAAAATTCCAAAGGTACCAGACTTGACTATGCCGCCGAACTTGCCGACGCCCGCATCCGTGCCCAGCGGAAAGTGGAGGCCGCCCGCATCGCCGTGATGGTGGAGGGACGGGAAAAACGCAAGGCGCTTGCCGAAAAGGAGTATAATGACACTCTTGCCGCCATCGACAAGGAAGAACGCGATACCCTTGCCAAACTGGAAAAATCAAGGAAGGCGGGCAGGAAGGTGACTCCCGAAGAGGAGAGGCAGGTGAAGGACGGCGCGACTGCACAACGCGCCCTTGCCCGGGTACAATACCTGCAGGACACCTACAATATAGAAAAGGAATGGCGCGAGAAGAACCGCCAGGCCTGGATTGACTACAACAAGGAATACGGCACCTACCAGAACAAGCGCCTTGCCATCGTGCAGGACTATGCACTGAAGATAGCCCGTGCCGAAACCGAAGGCGAGAAGGAATCACTGAAAAAGAAACGGGACAACGACTTGAAGGAACTGGACTTCGGGGAATTCAAGAAGACCGTCAACCTGGCTGACGTATTCGGCAATCTGGACGGACAGAGTACGGAAGCGCTTTCCGCGCTTCGTGACAAGCTGAAAGAATATATCAATGGCGCTGCCAAAGAACTGCGCCCGTCCGATTTAAAGGAATTGCAGGATGCCCTTACGGATATAGACCTGAAGATTGCCGACCGCAAGCCTTTCCGGGAATTGAAACGTTCGCTGGTGGAGTACGGCGAATCCCAGGCGGCAGTGGAGAGCGCCCAGGAAGACCTGAACACCGTAATGGCAGGAGGTGAAGTGGTTACGGGTATGTATAGGGACGAGACCGGCAGACTTGTAGCCGGACTGTTGACCCAGGAGCAGGCTGAAAGGAACCTTGCAGCCGCCCAGAACAACCGTCTGAAAAAGCAGGCGGCATTGGCGCAATCGCTGCAGGGTGTGGCGGTCAGGATGTCGTCCTACGGTCAGGCTGCCGGTACCATCATCTCCACATTGGAAGGCTTCGGCGTCACTGTTGACGAGAATGTGAAAGGCGTGGTGGAAGGCTTCAACACCATGAGCGAAGGTATCAGCGGGTTTGCCCGGTCCCTTCTCAGCATGGACGTCGGCGGCATGATAAGCGGTGTGGTGAATACCGTTGGCGGTGCCGTCAAGAGCGTGGGCAGTCTGTTTGGTGCCGACTGGGGAGGCGAACGCTCGGAAAGGCGCTACCAGCAGGCCAAGGAGAAATACGAGAGCTATATGGAAGTGCTCGACAGGGTCATTTCCAAGCAGAAGGAGCTTGTCTCCTCCATGGAGGCGGACGACTTCGCCAATGCGGACAACTCTTATGAGCGTGCCCGCGAGCTGCTGAAGAAACAGCAGGACTATGCCCGCGAGATGGGCAAGGCCTATCTGAATGCGGGTGCGAGCAAGGGGTTCCTGGGCGTGGGGTCAAGCGCCTCGCACGGTACCGACCAGCGCAAGGATATTTCCCGGTCCGCCTGGGAGCAAGCCAGGAAGGTGCTGGGCGGCGACTTCGATAAATACGGCATAGGGGACGGTCGCATGACGGGGCTCTTCGACCTCCCGTATGAGCAGCTGGTGAGACTCCGTGATGAAGCAAGCGGATTCTGGAGCGAGCTGCACGAGGACACACGGAACTACCTCGAGCAGATTATCGAGAGCGAGGAAGCCTGGCAGGAGGTGCAGGAAGCCCGCAAGGAGGCACTGACGAAGACGGACTTCGACAGTTTCTACAACGGCTTCGTCTCCATGCTGTCCGATATGGATGCCACTTCGGAAGACTTTGCCGACAGTTTTGAGAAGTACCTTCAGAATGCCATTTTTTCCGCACTGGTGGCAACCCGGTACAAGGACCGGATACAGAAACTGTATGACTCATGGGCTGACATGGCCGACAAGGACGGACTTTCCTCGACGGAGGTGGAGAAACTGCGCGGGGATTACCGGAAGATAATCGATGAGATGCTGGCACAGCGGGAACAGATAATGGAGGATTTCGGCTGGGAAGGCTCTTCCGGCAGTTCAAGTTCCCAGTCCGGACGCAGCGGGACTTTTACTGCCTTGACCCAGGAGCAGGGTACGAAGCTGGAGGGGCTGTTCACCTCCCTGCAGGACCATGCCAGCGGCATGCACAAGTTACTGGAGGAACTGATGAAGGGACGCGCTGCCGACCATGACATATTCCTGCAGATAGCGGAGAATACCGCTTACTGCAAGATACTGGAAGACATATTCGACCTCCTGGCAAGCAAGGACCGGGACGGATGGAAAACGATATAGAAGTATGAAAGATTTGACCGGATACATGACCGTCAACGGCAAGGACGCCTGGACGGAATATTCCGCTTTCCTCTGTGAGGACAGACGGGAGGATAACTTCAATTTCAGTGAATTGCTGAAACCGCTTGAAATGAAGGGGTACACCGCTGTGGATTTTCGGGAGCGTAACGGTGAGGAGCTGCCGGAGGTATTGCCGTCTCCGTGTTGTAAGGCCAGGGACGTGACGTTGTACTTCGCCATATACGCCTCTTCTCCGGAGGAATGCGAGACCCGCCGTGCGGCATTGATGAAGGTCATGTATTCCGGATGGGTGAACCTTCAGGTAAAGGGCAGGACATCTGCCTATAAGTTCTACTACAAGTCTTCTTCCGACTTCGACACCGTGACGGATGTATCCGGCGGGATGGTCGTAGAGAGATGGAAAATGAAGTTTCGGGAACCGAAACCCGGAACTCTTTAAATAACGATTAAAAGCTGTTTGAATGGAACTCAAAATCTATAACCGGTCCGGAGAGTTGAAACTGACGGTTTCCACATCCTCCTCCACCACCTGGAACCAGGAACTGATGAAGGAATACTCTGTGTCGGCCTCCTTTACCCACCCGTCCTACGTGATGCTGGACGTGGAGGACTATGTGCTGCTGGAGGGAGTGAAGTTCAGTATAAAGAAGGAGTACAAGCCCAGGCAGAAGGATACACAGACCTACAGTTATTCGGTGAAGTTCTATGCCCCCATACATGACGCGGAGCAAGTGAAGTACTTGCATCTGACCGATGGGGCTTATAACCCCCAGTTCAGTCTTGACGGTGGTCCCCGCGAGCACCTGCAGAAGTGGGTGGAGAACATGAACCGCATCTACGGGCGTGAGGTCTGGCGCATCGGCGACGTGGTGGTGGCAGACAACCGGACCATCGAATACAATAATGTCACCTGCTGGGATGCCGCCACAATGATTGCCGAAGCGTTCGGTACGGAATGGTGGACGGACGGCTTCACCTTCAACCTTTCGCGCTGCGAGCATGGGGAGCCGGTGGAACTGGGCTATATGCGGGGGCTTACCTCATTGGCACAGTCGGAGAACAGTGACAGTGTAAAGTTCTTCACGCGTCTGATTCCCCTGGGCTCGACAAAGAACATCGACCCCTCCCGTTACGGCTTCTCCCGTCTCCAGCTTCCTGACCGGTCCCAATATATGGACCGTAACACGAACTACGGTCTGTATGAACACGTGGAGGAGGATGCCTTTGCTGGAATATTCCCCCATTATACGGGCACTGTGACGGCTGTGCGCAGTGAAGAGAAGGCCGGGGATGACGGGAACAAGTTCACTGTCTATTATTTCAAGGACAGCGGCATGCAGTTTGATCCGAACGGGAATGAGATAGTCGGCCTGGTGAAGCATGTGTCGTTCCAGACAGGGGACCTTGCCGGGCGTGACTTCGAGGCAAACTATGACTCAAAAACGGGGGAATGGGAAATCATCAACACCTATCCTGATGACAAGACGCAAATACCGGGTGGCAGTCTGATACCGGCTGTCGGGAATGAATATATTCCCTGGAACTTCCGTATGCCGGTGGAATACGAGACGCAGGCTGAGCTCGACTACAAGGCCGCCGTGGATGACTATCTGGCCAGATACAGTGAGGACGTGTCCAAGTATGGCGGTGACACGGACTATATTTATATAGACCGGAACCGGATACCGTTATTGCCGGGACAGCGTGTGCGGTTGCTGAGCGACAAGTATTTTTCAGCGTCGGGCGGGACCAGGGACACGCGGATGACGAAAGTCGTGCGCAAACTGGACAATCTCTCCATTGCAACAATAGAATGCACCAACCAGGTGGGAAAAGGCTGGAAGTCGCGGGTGGATTCAAGTCTGACGGACTTGAAATATATACTGGACAAGCAGCGGGAACAGCTGTCACTTGATATTCTGAAAAGCTGGGACGGGCGGCCGGCTACTGACTATACGGTCATGTCCGCTCTGAGGGTACTGAAAGAGATTGCGCAAAAAGCTCTCAGCAAGACCGGGAATGACCGTACAGAGTATTCCCTGGAGGTTGGTGGCAGTTTGACAGTAGATGACATTCTCCATGCGGCCAAGGCTGTCAAGTTCGGCGAGTTCCTCACCGGCATATCCGGAGGGTACATCGACAAGAACGGCAATCTGGAGATGGAGGAAGGCATATTCCGCAAGCGTGTGTTTGTTCCGGAGATTGCCTATAACCGTGTGACCTATTTCAAAGGACGTATGTGTGCCTCTCCCGGAGGTGGATGTACGGTCAAGGAATGGACGGACAACGGTGACGGCAGCTATACGATTACACCCGATTTGACGGATGCCGACGGGCTGAGCCAGTTTGTCGATGACATTCTGACTACTTACTTCGTCACCAAGAACGCCGAAGGCAAGCTGCAGGGTTTCGAGGAGATGAAGTTCCGGGTGACTTCCGCAGACTATACAGCCAAGACATTCGTCATGACACCCAAGCCGGGTACTGACTGGAAGCCGGGTGATGCGATGGTATTGGCGCAGACGGGTAACTTTACGGATGAGGATAGACAGACGTACATCTTTATCGATACGGTGGGCGGCAACAACTGCATCACTTTCTTTGACCACGCCAATACATGGGATGTCGAGCCGGCACAAGAGATGTCGTGGATTGGCAAGAAGAAAGGCCGTACCGTACATGGCATTCCGGCCGACAACTACTCGGCTGTTTTTCGCCACGTCATCATGTCCGGCAAGATATTCCAGGTGGATGACATCACCGGCGAGGCTTTCCGGGTACCGCTATTTAAAGGTACGTGGAAAAAGGGTGAGAAGTATGCCTATTATGATGAGGTGACGCATAACGGCAGCTCATGGATATGTGTCAATGAGAAAGGCACGTCTACAGAACCGGCAGACGGCAATGCCGACTGGCTGAAATATGCGGCCAAGGGAGAAAGCGGCAAGGGTATCAAGTCTACCGATGTGGAATACGCGATATCGGTGTCTAATGTCATTGCCCCGGTGGACGGTTGGCAGACTACCTCCCCTGAATGGGAAGCCGGCAAGTATATCTGGTCGCGGACGAAGATTGTCTATTCTGATGGCGAAGTCAAGTACACTCAAGCGGCTTGTATCAGTGGTGGGCAGGGAGCCGACGGCAAGGGCATCAAGTCCATTACCGAAGAATACTACCTTTCCTCTTCATCGG